CTTGTCATTCTAATAAGTACAGTCTTACCTGGAACTGTACGCACTAAACTGCAACCCTTGATTACCAATGCACGTTTCATTTACAATCCGTATCTTATTGCAATGGGTTCAGTTAAATGGGACATGGTAAATCCAGAGTGCTTGATCATTGGCACAGAAGATGGCACACGTACAGGTGATGCAGGTTTACTGATTGACTTTTATAAGCCTATCATGGAAAACAGTCCGCAGATTAATGTGGGGACCTGGGACGAAGCAGAAGCTATTAAGATTTTCTACAATACATTCATCAGTGCTAAAATTGGCCTTGTAAACATGATTCAAGACGTTGCAGAAGCCAATGGCAACATCAACGTAGACGTAGTAACAGATGCACTTAAAGCCGCCACACAGCGTATCACTGGTCCAAAGTACTTGACAGCTGGTATGGGCGATGCAGGTGCTTGCCATCCACGTGATAACATTGCCCTACGTTGGCTGGCAAATGAGTATGACTTGGGTTATGATTTGTTCCATGCGTTTATGGACAGTCGTGACAAGCAAGCTAAGAAAATGGCTCAGCGTTTGATTGACTTACATCGTGAAACTAAGATGCCAATTGTTATTCATGGTCGTGCATATAAGCCTTATGTTGAATACACCATTGGCTCGTATTCAGAATTGGTTGCACATTTTATTACCGAAGCTGGCATTGCGTTTGAATATGCTGATCCGCTGACTGGAGATTTTTTCCAGCCGTACGAAGCGTCAATCTTTCTCATGGCACACAACGCAAAAATTACCTACTCTGGCACAGGCGTAGATGTTCATCAAGATGCATTTTACTGTGCAATCCCACCGGGTAGTATAATTGTTGACCCGTGGAGAACACTACCAGACATGTATGGCGTTCAAGTTATACACTACGGTAACCCAAAGAAAAACAAATGAAAATTGTATTATGTACAGGCGGATTTGATCCGTTGCACTCGGGCCACATTGCCTACTTTGAAGCTGCTAAAAAATTAGGAGACAAGTTAGTGGTCGGGGTAAATTCTGATGCATGGCTTGGGCGCAAGAAAGGCAGATCTTTTATGCCAATACAAGAACGTACTGCTATTATACAAGCATTGCAAATTGTAGATCATGCAATTCTATTCAATGACGACGATGACTCTGCAATTGAAGCCATTAAGAATGTACAAATGCTATACCCCAATGATGAGATTATCTTTGCCAATGGTGGCGATCGTACTGCTAACAACATTCCTGAAATGTCTGTTAAAGATGTTGAGTTTAGATTTGGTGTCGGTGGCGAAGATAAGAAAAACTCAAGTAGTTGGATATTGGAAGAATGGAAAGCACCTAAGACAGCTCGTTCTTGGGGTTACTATCGTGTACTGCACGATGTGCCTGGGTGCAAAGTCAAAGAGCTTACAATTGATCCCGGACAGAGTTTAAGCATGCAACGGCACTTTGAACGTCATGAATTATGGCATGTTACCGAAGGCCAATGCGAAGTAGATCAGCAAATGAAAAGTGGTTATGCATTGCCCATGCTAACATTATCACCACATTCGCAAATAACAATTCCACTTGGGGACTGGCATAGAATTCGTAACCCGTTTGATACGCCCTGTCGCTTGGTAGAAATTCAATACGGCGAGCGCTGTAGCGAAGACGACATAGAACGAAAAGCATACTAAAGTACAATTTGGTTTAATGTGTTACATCCTAAGTATTGTTAGGAGAATAACACCATGAGCAGTAACCTATTAAGAAAATACATAGATATCATCAACGATTCAACAGTTGAAGAAAAATCAATCAATCCTTATGCAATAGGAATGGCAGCAGCCAAAAAGAAGTACGGGTACGGTGATGAACCGGTCCAGGACCTTCCAAAGAAAGTGATTAAAAAAGCACATGACATTGGAAAGAGTATTGACAAAGCTCGTTAATTGTAGTACACTAGTTCTGTAATACATTAACTATTGGAGATTTACATGAGCTTTTCACCGGACCAAATTGCAAAACTGAAGCGGATCATTCAAGAGGGCGTTCAAGTCAAACGTGAAATTGATGACCTTAACGTGGGCCTTAAGGAAACTGTAGCAGCAATTGCCGAAGAAATGGAAATCAAGCCTGCTGTACTAAACAAAGCTATTACCAAAGCATTCAAAGGTGACTTTGACAAGGACCAATCAGACCTAGAAGCTGTTGAAGAAATTCTTGACGTAACTGGCAATAAATTCTAATGCAACAACTTCTTGCCAGCATAGTTGGCTACATTAAAGAAGACTGGCGAGAGAATCCTGTACGTTGCGTATTGGAAATTCTCGCTTGGTTTATGAGCATTGGCTGTGCGCTTACAATGGCGTTCACTGTGCCCAATCCGCCTTTCCTAATTCTGTATCCAATTTTTATTGCACAGTGCTTGATCTTTGCCTGGGCTGCTCGCACCCGCGGCAGTGTTGGCATGTTGGCAAACTATGGACTCTTAGTCACCATTGACACTATCGCACTTGTAAAGATGTGGATGGCATGAAATGGACCAGCAGATCACAGTAAACCATTGGCGTTATGACGATGGCTGGCACGATATTCCATCAATCTTGCTCAAGGATGTAAATGCGCCCAGGCGCGAATTCCGTGAGGAAATAGTAGGTTGGCACTGTTGGGTTTACTGCAACGATCACCACGAGTTTATTAGTTGGATGAAAGCGCACTGCCCTGGCGCTGATTGTTCACCGCGATTCAACTCTGGTGATCCAATGGTTACTGTTATGATAACTGACAAAGATGAAGCGGCATATTTTATGTTAAACTTTGATGTCTAATGCTTGACTATAACTTGTATCTTGGTGACCGCGAAGAAACAGAGTTGTATGACTGGCTTTGTAAAAACATTGGACCACTAGGCCGTACAACCAAAGCTGAGTGGGATTACTTTACTCAGTTCCATGGTGACAACGGCTTGTGGATCATGCATTCTGCTGACGTGTCTGACACATCTGGACAGTATGACATTATAACTGTCATGAGTTTTAAACACAAAGAAGATGCACTAATGGCCAAGCTACGATTTGGCGGGTCAATGACATGAGTTGGCTAGAGCCAAAATATTCATTGCGTAAAAGCTGGGGGCATGTTGTGGCCCTTAAAGATCCGTATCAGGATCACAATGAGTTCGGCACTATAGTTGACACCGAAGCTGTTGAAAAAATACTTGAGTGGACCAAAGAAAACGCAAATGCTACCAGAATCAGCTACGATACCTGGAAATTTAGGTCGCGTGAAGAAGCAGAGCAGTTTATAATGCTGTATAAGCTAACATGGACCTAATATGAATGATCCTGAATATCTAAACATCGATCTCGAAACAATGAGTGGCATCGATTTGCAGCCTTGGCAAAAGCAAACATTTGACACTATCTACGGTGGGCTCAAACGTGGGGAAATGATGACATTTGCCTCTGGTCGCAACACTGGTAAGAGTATGCTTACTGCTGCCATGCTTGATAACCTTTGCAAAGAAATCATCATGCCAAAATTTGAAGTATTGTCTACTGCTGATGTTGATGGTGTGCCTTGGTACACTGTTTCATGCCGCAAGGAAGTTTCCATATGGGTTCGTGAAAACGGCATAGAAAATAAAGAATGGTACTGCCACATCAACAGCAAGTGGATGACCTACTACAATGTGCTTGACATGTCGCAGGAAATGTTTGCTATGACTAAACTACGGTGGGGCCACTAAGTGGAGTCGTGGAGTGTTACTATAAAGAAAAGCTGGATTGAAAACAACCACTGGTTTTTTGATTGCTTTGCTTATCATGATAAGATACAGTATCCTCCTTATCCCGGGCATTCAGTTTTAACAGAATGGTTAGACAGTAACTGTTCTAGCGCAAGGTACGAAGTAAAGTATTATGAGCCGCCAAAGTCATTTGGCAGTTATTTGGAAATCTGCTTCACTGACAAAGAAGAAGCATTGATGTTTAGGATGATGTTTTCATGAGAGTACTGAATAAAAAATTATGGCCGCATCAATTCAGACTGCCTGTTAAGGATATGA